GTCCCTTAGTATCTTGTTGAGTGTAGCAGTAGCCCATACGTTATAGTACATCTTTCTAAAGAGGTCAGTACCAACATACTGCATGACATCGCGTCCAGTCATTGGGCCTTCGGCGTGTTCGGTTAAACGGAGTGCCTTAAGATGATAATCACCCAATCCTTTACCGTCATAATCCATATAATCCATTGTCTTATCAGTGATAATCCCAGGCATATCCCCCCACTTCAAATGTGTAGGAGTGTTCTTCTGTTCGTTAGTACCATAACACTGATCAGATGTCAACCCCAAGATATTAACACATACTTCTTGCTTAAGCAAGTCCGCAAAGCTATACTGCTTAACATATGGATTAATATACTTATCAAACATCGCTACAGCATAAGGATTCTTACGATCCATATCTAATTCACCAGCTACTTCTGGATCACCCAAGAAGTCAGTAATCCACAGTGCTCCTGTGTCTGGATGTACGGTGATAGAACCCTGTACAATTTGTAGTGCTGCCAAGTAAGTACCAACAATGTAATTAGCGGCAGTATTTTTACCACTCTGTTTTCGCCCTGACAAAGCAAGAATTTTAGTCATAATTTTTATCCTTATGATACGTCTTTTGTTGCCTGTTCAACCACAGGCAGAATTGTTTGTTTTATTTGTTCTATCGTCATATCGCCAATATCCCCAATAGGAATTTCTGGTCGATATACATAATAGTATCTACTACACTGTTCTTTAATAATCTCAAACGCTTTATTACCAGCAGCATCATTATCAGTTGCTACTACAAGTGCTAATGCCCCAGAAGAATCTAGTAATACCTGTTGTCCGTCACTTATAGCAGTACCGAACACACCAACTCCATTATCAATACCAGCTTCGGCTAATCTCCATATGTCACCTGGTCCTTCAACTATAACAGCTACTCTACTTCTAATGATATGACGCTTAGCATTCCAGTAGTTATATAGATAAGACTCACCCTGAAAACCTTCACTATGTCGCCATTTAGCATATCTAGCAGCACGTCTATAGTCTTCGCTCGGACATCGTTCAGTTAGTCCATGATATAGGTCACACTTTTCACACTTATCAAATATGGTACGACCTGTGCAACCAACCATCGTGGTATATGAGTCATCATAAACTGGAACAACTACCCTATTATACATGGGTTTGTCCCGATTTGTACACAAACCAACGTCAAATTTCTTCAAAATTTCCGAAGAATATCCTCGTTGTAGATAATACTTGGCTGGAATCTGTAAAGCACTTTTGATATGGTTGCGATCAATGCCTTGAATGTTTTCTGGTGCAGCAAATAAGGCAGCAGCTTGAACAAACTTATTTTTCTCAATAACCTGTTGGTCTATTGTATTTATCTCTTTTTCACCTATGAAGTCCATGAGGAATTGTACGGTATCATAAAAACTTACAGTTTCATCAGACGGGTTTTCCCATCCGTGTCTTTGGTGTGAGAGTACGCCACGAACGAAGCCGATTACCGATGGTCTGAAAAACTGCTCGCACTGCATAGTATGACATTTCCAATTACCGACATAGCTTCTTCCTGTATGGAATATATTCACGGCATTATCTTTATCACCGCCATGTACTGGACATGCTCCATAATACATACGGCGTGACATCGCAAGGTCAATACCAAAGTAGTCCAGTAGCTCGTCAAACTTAGCCATTACTCTAATAGATAGTTCGTTTAGCTCTGGCTGACCCATATTACTGATCGTTGAATTCGACTTGGGTTGATCCTGAGTCATCGGTTTCAAATCCTTCATCTTTAGCCTTCTTGCGAGCGTCAAGCTCGAATTTAGTCAGTCCTTCTTCAATCCTAGCACACCACCCAGTCATAGTATAACTGATATAGTCCCCAAAGTCAGCGGCTCCACCATGACGTGCGACTACGGGGACTAGTTTACGATTTCCCGCATCTACACCATCCTGTGCTATCTCATCGTCTGTCTTAAAGGTGAACACACTAAAGTTAGAACAGAGCCAGATAATACGGTCTGATCCACTGGCTGTGCTGGTTGAGTTACTTTTTTCACCTTCCCTATTTTGCTGCATCATAACCACTATTGGTATATCGTATTTATGAGCAAAGTTATGTAGCGTTGTCATGTATAAGCCCAATAGTTGATATTCCTTCATATCTGACGATAGACCTTCGGCAGTCATTAACTTAAGATAATCATATAGGATGACACACGGTTTAGCTGTCCCGTCACTATTGAGTCCAACTTCTTGCATCAGCCATCTTCTCATGATACCAATTTGTTCTTCAAACGGCTTACCTGAAATATTTCTATAATAGTACGGAATTTTTTCTAGTTCGTCGCAGCCGTCTAACACTTTCTTTCGCCAGTCGGGTTTGCTGCCAGCCTTTCCGGTTTCAATGTCGTTAATTGGAACGCCTGTCATTAGAGCTAATGTACGGTGCTGATGGTCTTCCTTTCTCATTTCAGTATCCATGTTTAGAACTGGAATATCTGATGTTTTAGAGATATAACGACCCATGTTATCGGACAGCATAGTTTTACCACAGTTATGTGTTATAACAAAATTATCAGTAAGAAATAACCCATCTTGATGTTCCAAAGTTAAACATCTAGCATTATCAATATCTATTTTATCAATAGCACATATAGTACGTTTTAGCTGTCCAATTTTACGATTATTATGTCTATTTGCTTTTCTTTTCAGTCTAAATGGGTTGATGTTTGCTGGAAGCCTTATCTCGCACCTATATGATAAATGAGGCATGTCTTTATAAGTGCCATGTTGTTCTGTAATGCTACATAATCCACCAAGAGATTGTACTATTTCCTTAACATCTAAAACTAATTGATAAGATACTGAAGCAAATCTAGTTCTACTACCACCACTTTTTTTGTCTATAGTACAATCTCCGTCACTATCCATTAAACCACGCAACATTTCAATTCTAGTTTCTATAGAATTATAAATATAAACTTTAGGGACAAACTTATTTGGACCTTTAACTTTATACAGACCAGTTTCACGAACTAATCCTTGTAAACTATTGATACGATATGTTTTACATCCAGTAGATACTTGTTCTAACTTAATGTCGTTGGGTAAAACCATTTTTATGTGTTGTATAAGTTCGTCGTCGCCTGTTGTAAACGATATAGCATTCCTAAAAGACCCATCTCCAATTAATAATCCCAAAACATATGGATCGATAGGCACATCATGTTCCATAAATTCAATTGATTTTGGTAATCTAATATCCCACTTATACTGTTCTCCCTTACCAATTTTTAGATCGTTTATTAGTTCTTTAGTTGTTTTAATTATAGGTATTTTGTTGTCTAATATATCATATGGATATCTCTTATACACTTCCCATAAATGATCTTCACAACAGTCTACTGTATCGCCATCTTTAAAAGAAACTTTATAAATCTGAGTATTTGGGTGGACATGAATTTCTTTTATGGTTGTATATCCACAAAACGGATGACAAATTTTATCACCAACAATTAATGTGTCTATACGTTGTGGCCCAGACGACATATACACAACAGAACTGTCTCTCAACGCTTTTGGCCTAGCCGCTATGACGTTAACTGTCCCTGGTCTTAACCCACCGCCTATAGCTTGGTCATATGCGGGATAACCAGTAGATATACCCATCTGTTCCACAGGATTATTCATAAGATATTCTATATATTCTCTAACTCCTTCGCCTAGCTTCTTGGGTCTTGCGTTGGTGTCATCGACGGAACTGATAAAATCAAAAATAGGTTCCTCTGCCATACTAATGATCTCTTGCATGGGTTCGTCACCAGTAACAGTGTCCATGATCAGACTCTCAGCGTTGCTTAGGCGTTGACACAAGCCTTTAGAAATATCTAGTCGTCTAATTTTGGCTGCAAACTTACGAACATTTGATAAATTGATAGGGAATTGAAACAGAGAGTTTACATACTTAAGCTCGTCTTTTTTATTTATGATGTGTGCTAGCCCTAACTCTTCAGCAGCACCGCTTATGAGAGGTATGTCTAATTGAGCCTTGTCGTCCCTATTCATTATGGTTTGAATACAACGATATATGGACGAGTTGGTATCGTCAGAAAATGTATTGGGATTTATAATATCAGATATCTCAAAATAAGCATCTCCATTATATTGACACAGCCCTGCTAATATAGCCCGTTCAGCAGGTACGTTTGATAACACTAAACTCATTTATTGATCCTTAATGTCCGGTGGTCTGACATTTATTGCAGGTAAACTTACCGTCAACAACTAGAATTGCAGGAACTTCGTACCAGTCATGACACTTATTACACTCAACTTCACACATATTACTATCTCTAGTATTACGTTCCACGGGTTCGGTTTTTCGTGCTACGCTCGTATCGAACTTAATAGCTTTTTTATAATCGAATTCATCACCGACTGGTGCTAACTTATTTCTCATGGTCAGAAATTTGTTCTCTCTGTCTCCACCTATTTGCATAGGCTCCTGTCGTGCTTGCACTCCGTCAAGTTGCTCAACAGCATCTGCGTGTCTACGAACACGCTGTCCCTTGCGTTTAGTTTTTGACCGTTGAGGCTTTTCGATTTTACGCTGTTCTGGAATGTCGGCTACAGCTTTATGTTTCTTGCTTCTACTGCGTCTTTTATTTTTAGGCTTAGGTTCAGGTTCTTCTTCTTCTCCATGTAACCTAGTCATCAGGGCTACTTTTTCGTCAGCATCCAATGATCCTAACAGTTCTGCGATTTGGTCAAGCTTGTCTTTGGCCATAGTATTTACTCCTCTGGTTTGCTAACATTATGTCAGATAGATTCTTGAGAGATGTGGCAATGTATGTTAATCTTTTTACACGTTGCTTTGCATAAGATGTGATTTCAGTTAATTTTGCAGCAGGTTCGCTTTTTGCTATTATAGAAGCTACTCTCACTTCATATTTTACGAACTTGTCAAAGGTATTGACATCTTTATTTACAATTTCTTGTAGCGATGTTTCGCTCCATACTATTCTAGCTTCTTCACGATTAATGCTACGCTGGATATATAGTGCTGACTGGCCTAACCTGTAAGAGATTTGACCGCAGTCTTCCGCACTTAAAACCTCAAGAGCATGTCGATCCATGCTTAAATATTCATTTAGTTCATCGCCGGGACAAGGACTTGATGCAGCAGGTAAGCCACATTGGGATTCATATTCATCCAGTGCCTTAACAATGATTTCCATATTCTGTTCAGTTAAATTTACTTCGCCAGACATCTAAATCCTCATTATAATTAAGTTCTACCAATGTAATACCGTTTAGCTCACACCACTCAGCTTTTTCTCGGTCATTAGCTAAACACTTTAGGAAGGCCATTCTGTCTCTATGGAAGTGCGTATTAAACTTGAAATGTTGTTCGCCATGCACTTCAATTGCGAGTTTGTACAGTGGAATGTATAGGTCAAGATATAGGCGTTGTCGTGGCCGCACATACACTGTGACTTCTTCAATGACGTGTGCAGTTGGATATCGTTCTTTAACGATGTTTCTCGCTCGTAGGTGCAGTTTCGACCGAGGCCGAGGCTTTTGAATATTAACCCCTTTAGCTTTCCATTCATTAGTATTTCCTTCCAAATCAAGTACTTGCATCAGCAATTCCCATCATGTCCTTAATGGTTTTGTCCAACTTTTTGTATACAGCGGGATTGTCTTTAAGATAGTCCGCAGCCTTATCAATACCTTGAGCCTTCTGTCCATCGGGAAGTGTATACCATGCTCCACCCTTTTTAATAAGACTCATATCTACAGCTAAATTAATTATTTCTGCTGCCTTATCAATACCATATCCATATCTAAACTTAGAAGTAAACTTACCTCCTGGTGCAGAATTCAAGGCAGTTTCGTCGCATACCCAGTGTACATCTTGACCAATCTTACCTTCTCCAACTAACCACGGCGTGTCGTGTGTCGCTTTTAACTTAATATCTACGGCATATTGTACCTTCTGACCAGAAGCTTCTGACCACTGGGACATGCCTTTACCCTGATTAGCAATTCTATGTGTAATACCAAGGATGATTGTTTTATTTACTGGTATAACATTTGAGATTCTGCGGCAGAATCTAGCTAGCAACAGTGGAGCATCAGCCCTGTATCTGTCACCGATATTAGCATCTCTCTCACCAGCAGTACATAGTGAGGAGAACGAGTCAATAATAAAGATATCTCCAGGATTATCGTTTATTAGCCGTTCTAGGATATCTAAGAATGATTCTGCTGTTAGGATATTTTCTGGAGTTGACTTAATGATTAACAGCTTGTCCATATCCAAGTGTGCAATACCCTTAAGGTCGCGTTCCTTAAGTCTTCCTTCAATAGAAGCGTAGACAACACGACGACCTTCTTTACGTCCTATATCACACGCATACTTTTTGTTTTGAGCAGTACCAGCAAAGTCTAAACACATGCTGGTATTATGTGTAACCAGAAAATCG